ATTTCACCGAGCTTTACGGTGCGGATTCGCTGGAACGCGTTGTTTTTATGTCAACCTTTGGTCGTGGCGCTAACTGTGTGTTTGTGTTACCAAAGGAGGCGTACCAACAAAATTTTGTTGGTTTACTTAAATCTGGTTGGGCTTTGACTTTGCACGTTAATAGTGTTTTGCAAGTCGCGTACCAGATGGGTTACAACGTCTTGAAAGCTGATCCTTCCGTAAGAGGTCAGGAGGCCGATCGCATCCCCGCCATGCTTGCTTTAGGGGATGATGCGGTAGTTCACGGTGATGAGAAAATTGATGAGGCCATCTACAAGAAGTTCTGGTTGGACCGGGGAAAGAGCATATCCACCGGGGAAAAATCTTTTTGCTCCAGAAAGTTGGTTTGGTGGAATGGTTTTCCTATTCTTCAAAATGTGAATTTTGATAAGAGTGTGTTTAACTTCCTTCACCAGCGCGATCCAGAAGTGCGCTCTCAGGCAGCCCAAAGTATGATACACAACTTTTGCTTTGCGAAAGAGGAAGTGGTGAGTCGTATGTTGGAGGTTCTGTCGAAGGAGGGCATTGTCGATGCTGAGGTCGAGCGTTGGCTGGTTAGGGCCACCGAACAGAGGGTCACGGGCAAGATGGTCGCTGATCTTGTTCCGTTGGACTTCCTGGGTGAATAGATTTAGACCGTGCCATTGTTACTAGAGCGGTTTTCTACGCTTGTAGAAAATGTAACAATGGCATCCACACAAATGCAAAACGCTCTTAATAATACTGTTCCTAAGAAGGCTAAGAAAAAGAAGCTTAAGAAGAACGTCGCTGCTGTAGATATGAGAACTGAGGCTGATAAGGTTACGCGTAAGTTAATTCGTCAAGAATTGGGTTTGCGTGAGGGTATGTCGTTGCGTAATAGTTTTGCTAAGCACATCCCACAGTTAGCCGCGGCGTTGTCAATGCCCAAGGATTATTTGGTTCCCCGTTTTGGGGGATCCCTGGGCAGTGATCCTACCGCTATTGCTAACCCCTGGGCTAGGTTTGACATAAGCTACCCGGCTGCTACCACCACTCTTCCTGATGAGATGAATCCTTCACTTTTCCCACTGTTTACGTTTCGTGATGCGTTGCGATTTTCAATTTTTCCTTACCCCTTGGAGGGACAATCGTTATATCGTACGGATATGACATATTACCCTACGATGGGTCTGGAGACTTTTCCGAAATTTCAATCTGTCATTTGGAGCTCAGGTGAGAAGGTGCATGGGCCCAACTTGTATCCCGGTAGACTAGGACCTAGTGACCAGCATAGAGGAATCCTACTTACCCAGTTTAATAGGCTTATCATTACCATTGATAC